CTAATACGAAAGTCTCCAGCCATACGGCGGAATGCTGATCGAATTTCACGCTGAAATGTATTTTCTAGCGCAATCTTGCGGCGCAATTCATCGACAGCAACATCAGTGTTTCTCTTTGTTTCCGTGCAATAACCGCAACCACAAGTCATTCGCCAACCTGCCTACGTAGTTCTTCCTCGGTGAAGTCGTTGTCAGCAAACAAATCTTGACCTACCGGAACCAAAGTTGCTGGCTGGTATAGCGTATCACCACCGTCAATAGGCTCAAGGTTTGGCTGTTTGGCGCGAAGCTCGTTAATGGTGTAGACGCCAATCTCTTTCATTTTAGAAAGCTCATCAAGTCGTCTTGTCTGCAACGCAGGGATTGACTCTTCGTTATAGGTTAGCGTGAATTTATTTAGATCAACACCGAAACGGGGGAACAAAAGACGCTCTAGACCGTCCATGATCTTCTGGTAATTAGGCAAAACAGCTCTATCGTACAGAAGACCTATCGACGTTTGAAGATTATTAAATGTTGACGCATCTTGCGACACAAGAGGCAACGGGACTTTATAGCGGTTATAGATCGACTGCCTAGCAACTTCGTCAAGATTCGCATAGTCCATATCCTTGTTTGAGAGACCAAGCTCCTTGAAGTCAGCAGTTACCATCTCACCATCAACACCAGCAACCATTACCTTACCGGCATTCCCGGAACCAGTAAGCTGCTCATTGATGGACTGACGTGCTTTTTCTAACTGTTCTTGGCTGGTTATCCCGTTAAGCATCACAAAAGCAGAAAGACGAGCGCCGTTCTCCAATAGCTTCAGGTTGTGATATTTACCTTGAATCTGTTGACGCGCCTCTAGCGCCGCCGCCTCAAGAGGGCTATCGCCGAAAGAATTGTCAGTGCGGCTGGAATACCCGCGAATAATGTAAATCTCTTTCATGTCGCCAGAATAATAGCGCCATCCTTTAGCGTTCTCGTTTAGATGATACGATCCGCGACCAACACCGTTCATTACACGGTATCCGCGAGGGTAAACCTCAGTCGTGCTCAAACCGTTAGAGCTAACCTCACGGGGATTTACAGCCCACAACTCCACAGGCTTGCTGTTAACATTACCAGCAGCGAAAACGGTAGCGTTATGAGTCAAAAGCCAATTACGAGCAAGTTGTCCCAAGAAATCAGTTTGGCTCTCAATTCCGTTTGGGTTCCTAAGCAAGTCAAGCACAGGACTTTCTGAAATAATCTTGCCATCAGAAGACTTGATTACTGGGTCAATAAACTCAATCTCATCTGCAATTGCATCTACAGCCGTAGCAACAGAGCTTGCAGAACGATAGAAAACCATTGCCTGACTTGCTTGCAAGCCAGATCCACCATTGACAATATAATCTAAGAAAGAACCCCGGTCGAATGACCCAACCGGGATTCCTACAGTTTTAGTCTCTGTGACTACTTTTTCTTTTCGTTTGAAAAAATCAGTGAAGCCCATTACCGGCCTAAATTTGTTTGTTTGCTATAGCGTCTAGCATTTTCATTTATATTAGACCGTGGGTCAAGGGTTTAGTTTCACAACAGATCGTTAAGTGAAACGTAGATTGCGGCTTGTTGTTTATTCATTCTTAAAATCCTTTGACCAGACAATCTTGATTCTTTCGATGATATCCACACAGAACTCACGCCACAGCGCATTAAGGCAACTCTTCACCGAGTTAAACAAGTCAACTGACAAGAGAAGGACACCAGCGACAAAAAGAATTGGCACCGAAACGATGAAAGAAACAGCAACAGCAGGAACAATAGCAGCCCTGCGCAACCAGACGTTCTTGATTTTTCGGATTGGTAGTTTCATGACCCGATCTCCTCAGTAATATTCTTCTCGGCCATTGAAATCATCGCCATATCGTATCTACCAAACTTTCGTTGAGAAATAGAGCTATGACAGATGCAGGCAAGAGCGCCACGTAGATTTTCAGAGATATCCATTGACAGGATTCCGTCTCTCATTTCATCTGTTACCTCAAGACTAGAAAGAACTCGGCTTTTATCCTGCTTGATAAACTCAATATATTGCAGGGCCTTTCCTAAATCTTGGTCCTTTGTGCCTTTATGATTGCACCGATATACATACTTAAACGCGTTTCCGTGATTGAAATCCATGTGCCGCGTGTATTCTATGCACTCTACATTCCCAGACGTGTAGTGATTCGGGTTTTTAATAGCGTCTTCTCTCATTTCAACATCTCCGGTGTGATAGAAATACGACCAACCTCGCCAAACTCTTTGTGATAGGTGATTACTGCGGCTTCACGACCAGAAATCCAACCTCCATTAGCCGCATATGCATCACTCGCCGCCATAGTGCGATGCTGCTCAACAATCATTAGGTTGGTTTCTTTTAGCTCTCGGCTATGAAGGTGTCCAATGTGGGCATAGCTGTATTTAGTGCGGCCAAACACTTCACGGAATTTTGCGGTAAACACATGGTCTACATTCGCAACTTTGCGTCGGTGCCCATGGTGGAAGAATAGACTGGTTAGCCCGTGCTCATAGCAATAGTAAGTTCCAGCATTCGTATCAACCTCAACACGAGGCTCAGTTTCATAAAATGCATGGAAGAACTCACGTAGCCATGACTCGCTTGCTGGATCATGGTTAGCGTCACACATTTTAATATGAACGGTCTTGTATTTTACAAGCATCATATCTACTACACGGCGTATTACACGGATAGCAACACGGCAAAGACGCTGGAAACGTGTGTCAGCATCAACAATATGCTTGCTTGTTGGTGTTACCGCGTCATAGCCGTCCCAGTGCAGCAGATCGCCGACGTTAGCCAGAATGCCCACCTCAGCATTCGGGGATTGATTTAGAGCCATTGAAAACCACTTGTAAATCATCTCCTCGGCAAGCTTCATATCCCAATCTTCGCCAGACTCCTCGTGCCAAGCCATCATACCAAGATGGTAGTCCGTCAAGATGTGGCAATTGGCTAGATTTGAATTTTGTTCGTTAATGTGGTCTTTGATGTAAGGAACGTAAAGAGGAATATCCCCCTTCATCGCCTCAATGCACTCACGCATCAATTCCAGTTGACGCTCGTGATCAATGCTCGTTTTTTCCCACTTAAGTTTAATGTTCCCCTCGGAGTCACGAAGCACAGACTGGCCGGTAAATTTAAACCCGTCAGCGGTCGGGGATGTCATGTCATGCTCAGGAGAATAACCTTTTCTTGCCGCAGCATTCTTTAGGCTTTTAATCGCCCCTCGTACAGTGCTTTCGTTCACCCCCAAGTGCTTTGCTGCTGCATTTGCACTCCCAAACTCAACCACGTTATCAACGTACATTTTTTGTTTATCTGTGGCGAATTGTTTAAGGCCAATAAGAATATCTTTCTCACGGCCAAATGGCTCTGTTTTTCCTCTGGTCAAATCACTCTCCCTTGAACTTGAATTCGCATTTACCTGTATCTGGCGCGCAGTCCCAATAAGCAACTCCTGCGTCTATTGATGCATCTTGCACATATTCACCACCTAAAATAAAACCTACTAGAAGGCCAAAGATAAAGAACAAACACCATCCCATGAAATCAAGCAAATCACTCTCCTACAAAACCCAAATCACAGAAACCCAACCAAATACCGCCGCACATCCCAGAAACTCTGCATATGAATGCGGACCATCAAGGTATTTGTTTGTCGGAACTTTATATCCATTAGTATAGACGACATTCGCCAGAAGGTAAACGACAAAAAGCGTCAACCCGCCACCAACCATCATTAGAGACGGAGCAATGAAACCTGCTGGATAAATCATCGTGTCGAACGCAACTGCCACCAAGAAGACAACAGAAGCCGAAACGAGGTAGCGATTTGGCATTACCTTCCAGGACAAATCAGGTCCGAACTTATGACCCGGAATGAAATACAGAATCATGTACGCCGCAACCACCAAAGTTACCCAAATATCCCCATAAGGCCATGCTGCCAGAACAGCAAACGGAACAGAGAACAAAATAGGAACAAATCTTGGCAGATTGTCACCAATTCCAATTCCACGACGGAATACACCGCCACCCAATGCGCATAGTGCTACGATTAGCCATTCCATGTTATTTCTCCGTTAGATTTTTGATGTATGAATTCAACTTTGTAACAAGTTCTTCATACTGGACAATTTCATCCTGAAACTTCTCAATCTCATCCGCCGCCTGATGGCACATAGATCCATCGTAAACTCCATCAGATGTGTGAACCTTTGTCACTTTACGCAGAAGTTCGGTTTTCATTTCCCCCTAGCCTCCATCATGGCGTCTGCGATTTCATAGGAACGATTAGACATTGTTTGCGGATCATTATTCATTCCGTAACTTCCGCAATACGAACACATGCCATTCAAAGCCTTCGCCGCGAAATAGTCACGCAACGAAACTCCATCAGATTCTATTTTTCCGCCATCAACAAGCGCATCAATACGCTCAATGGTTCTGTCAAGGCGTCGGCTTACTCTCTCAAGTCCATCAACTTTACGTTCCATCACTTCCTCATGCTAATCCAAATAAACACCACCAGAACGATGGCGCACAGTATTTCTACTAGTTTGTTACGCATCACACCAAACACGTTCATATAACATTTCTAGTGTTTTACGTTTGCTTGGCGTATTTGATGACCATTTACGATCATGGTACAGATAAAAATCAGTTATGCATCTGCCACTGAGATGACATTCTATTGTCTTAATTCCTTTCACGTAAACACCACATTCGGCTAGCTCGTCAAAGTGATCAACCATCACTCATCACCAAGCAGCTTGTTTAGGTGGTCGCGGAGTTCAACAACCTGATCTTTTGGCAGATAGTGGACGCCGACTGAGTTTACAAAAACATCAAGATCGTCATCAATATCAAACCTATTGCCAAACTCCATTGTTTTGGGGATTTCGTATTTATCATCAATAGTTTTCATCACACCCTCACTCAATCAGACCACGGGAAAACTTGTTTTCGAGATACTTCTCGATACCTGCAAGCATCTCAGGATTAGGCTCAACCCATTCGGACTCGCCATTCCAAACCACACTCTCAAGCGACACATAAACATCTTCGATCTTTTCAATGTGTGATTCACGATCATATCCGCAACCATCTGTTACGATTGTAATTCGTGACTCGCAATCGACACTGATGCAGAGCCATTGCCCGTCCGCATCTTTAACCGGCATCTTGTAAACGCCATCGTAGTGAACTGTTTTGTAATCTTTAGACATCTCAATCTCCTTTGTTGATGCCCCATATTACCGCACTGACAGATAGCGTCAACTACTTTTTACGTTAATTGTCGTTATTTTATTGTTGACGGTGCGTGGCGTTGTGTTATGCTGGGGTATCGGAATTAGGAGAATAGCGTTATGACCTACAATGAAGCAAAGAGGGCGCAGCTACTTGGCACAAGGGTTGTTGTTAGCAATTACGGTGAAATTGTCCACATCGGCATTATCAGCAAAGTTGTTTTTTGCCGTGGATCGTGGATGGCTATAATCGATGGGTCTGCATTCGATATTGAATTAATCGAAGAGTATTGATTAAGATACCCCTTGTCTTGCCGTCAAGCGCCGTATAATATGAAGCATCAATGGAGGATGTGATGTCAGACGAACAAGGCCTGAAAGGCTGGCTTGATGAAAACTACATAGTTGGATTTGGCCTATCAGAACCGATAATCGAAAAAGAAGATAGAAAAGTATCTATCGTAGTTCGGCTATACGGCGGCAGGAAGTCCATTGATGTTGTTGTTGAGGAGAAAAACGATGAAACATCTAACTAAAGAAAACCTGATCTTATTAGTGTCCATGACCGCGCTTATGTCGGTGATGGTTTCGTTTCCAGATGTGTTTTAGGAGATCGTGATGATTAAATTCAAGACAGAACAAGGTGAGTATACTTCCCCGCGTAAGGGGGATTATGTGTTAGCCGAGAATATGCCCACACAGGACAAGCACGAGGCTGTTGTGGATGCATTTGAGAAATGTGGTTGCGTCCATACCTATTGTGCTGACTGGGGTGGCGTAGACAGTGATGGGGCAGAGTGGGACCGTGTTCTATTTACTTCCAGTTTGTTGACTGGTCTGCCGTGCGCAACTTGGGCAGTTAATAGCATCAATTGTGAGCGCCGCATCATTCCGGTATTCGAAGAAAAGAAGCCGCTTATTGAGGCTTTGAAGCCGGGTATGCGGGCTAAGATTAATCCGCATGGGCTTGAGGACATGATTGTTGAGCATCGAAACGGCGCTATCATGGTGGTTGATGACAGCAACCCTGATCGGTACGTGTCTAATATCTCTTACCTTACCACCACAGACTACGAAATCATCGAAGGAAAGCCGGGTGTTTGGGGGCCTAGTGGAGGAGATTATGGATGGCAGGTTGACTTCATGTTTGAAGCCTTTTCGCTTGAAGGAACAAAGTTTAAATCAGCACTTCGCACAAAAAAATCAGCCGAACACAAAGCCAAACTGGACCGTGTTTACACCGAGATTTTGAATAGTGATGGGTATGGTGAAGGTGATGGTGAATGGGCTATTTACTGGAACCCTCGCTACAATTTGTTTATGGCTGAATGGCGTCACTGCCATCCCATTATGGGTTTCAGTT